GTAGAACTTGACGCTAAAAAAACGCCTTGTGAGCGTGATCCTTTAGAGCTATTGCATCGAGCGCAGCAAGCGACCATATTCTCTAAACTGATCGGATCGCCCCCAGATTTGATACTTTGTACGTGATCCACCGTATTTGCATCTTGGCCGCAATATACACACACGTAACCGTCCCTCGAAAGCACAATTAAACGCTGCTTTTTATATGCCCTACTTACTCTTGGATCTTGTCTACCTCTAACCATTAGTAATGACCAGTCCTCTTATGAAAGTCTAAAGCCTTACAAGGCGTGAGGTACCGGTGCTTTATGTACTTAAGTCCTAGGTCTATCTGAGTATAAGGATCTCTAGCTTTAAGCTTAAGCAGCTGAGGTATCCCATATGCAGTGGACTTAGGGTTATCTGCTCGAGGATTCCATTTGCTCTCTTTATTCCATAAGAGCTCTAAGCATCTATATTGAGTAGCGTTATGTAGCTTTATATGTGCATAGAGTTTGTAGTTATTTACATCTCTTGCAGTATTAACCGCTACCGCATTAGGGCTATTAACAAATAGCAATAGACCGCCCACCAGCACCAGACTACGCATACGAGCTATCCGCATCAGCGGCTCTACTGCGAGTATGGATGCTAGCGCCTTAGTCAAGTTACTAGCGAGTATGTGGATAACTTGAGCGTATCTCCTGCGTGTCCTCCACACCTTATCCCTACCTGTGGATAACTCCTGTGGATAACTATTCATCTATACCCCAATCACTTGTAAGTAATTCGAGAGCATATTCGGCTTGCTGAGGGACCACCCCATTACCTAATAATTTTAATTGCTGAGCACGGGTTAAGCCAACATTTGTTACCCATCCTTCGGGCAAGCCCATCATATACTCGACAAAATAGGCATTTAATTTACCGGCTTGATCCAATGCATCCGGCGCGGCTTGCAGGTGCATCTCACATCGTGAAGTAAATCCGCGCCCCAGTCTCGGCATTTGCCCGTCGTGTGACTTATATTCGTCGTAGGCGTAGCTATCATCCGTACCGCTACTCCGGTCGATTTGCCTATCTGCCCCGTCGAGGATCTCGCCTGTCGCGCTTGGAATACCTCTATGGGCTCGTCGTGATTTCTTACGTGCATCACTGTTGGAGTTGGCAATAATAAAGAGTCTTGCCCTTTGGTGCGGCGCTCCAACATCCGAGGCGCGAATAATTTGCCATCTAGCATCGTACCCGTGCTCGGCAAGCCCTTGCAAAACATCTTTAAGTCCGAGGGTGATATGTCCTCGCACGTTTTCCAAGATGACCCATCGGGGTCTAAGTATGCTAATAGCTTCCAATATGTACGGGAATATGTGTCTTTCATCATCTGTACCTTTTCTATAACCTGCGTGACTGAAAGGCTGGCAAGGATAACCAGCAGTAAGTATGTCTATAGGCTCGACCTCAGCCCAGTTAATAGATTTAATATCTCCGTGATTAGGTATGCCAAAACGTATCTCAATTACTTTCGAGGCGTATTTATCAAACTCAGCACACCAAACGGTTTTAGCGTTAAAGTGCTCCTCTACTGCAAGATCCAAACCACCGTAGCCAGTACATAAAGAGCCTATTTTCATTTATCGCTACCCCATCCAGTACCCTTAAAACTCACACCCGGCGCACTATAAACCTGCCTCATAGTAAGGCTGCAGCATATCGGCGCTACGTTTTCGCCTATTGGTTGAGATATTTCATAGCTTATATTGCAGCTAATACACTCATACTGATACGTCGCCATTAGTAGGCTCCTCGATCATACATACGCCTATAACCCCACACTTAGTACACTGCAGCGTTTTAACGTATGGCGGTAGGTTATCGGTAATAATGCGCTCGATCTGATCCGTGACCTTTTTACACGGCCTGCACTCGTACTTATATGTAGTCATTTTCTGCACTCCTCGCATAACCATAAAAGTACGGTGCCTGATATGTCTATCACCTTAAAGCCAAAGTCGCCCGATTTAAGTTCTTGGCATCCATCGCATCGCTCAGCCGGTGCGCTAGTAACATCGCCGTTTTCGTGGATGGTCGTAACTACACCATTTTTAATAAACGTCATTTCTCCCATTAGAGTTTAACCGCCTTATCTATGTGTAAAAGCGCTACCTTTTTGTCGATCACTGGCCCGTTATCCACGGTGCTAGATGGTAAGCGCTTAGTCGTAAAACTAACCGTTATTTTGCGTAGGTTAAACGCGTATATGCCTCGAGGCGTTGAGTTAATGTAAAAGGGTGTAAAGCCTAGATCGTTAGCTCGGTCCATAAGCGACTCATACTTATCCTTTTCGAGGATTAGCTCGTCATAGTGCGTATGCCGGCATTTAAGCTCTATCGTGAGCCGATAGCCATTACTCGTAGCATCTATGTACTCGTAGGTGTGCTCGGACTTAACTAGATCCTCGAGGTATGTAGCCTTTATGTAATCAAAGAGGCTCTGCTCGGTCATTGTTGATTTTTCCATTTACCATCACTGCCCAGTACTTGCCATAGTGGGTCGCATTGAGTGGTTTTATTATTCTGAGTGCATCGCCAAGCGGCCCACTCTTTACCGGTCTTAGCGCTCTTGCCCTCAGCCCATACTCTCGTACCGTGAACGCATCGAGGAGGCTCACCCGGTAACTCACCGCCTAGCCCTTGTTGGATCTCAGCGATAGCAGTAGCCATAGTAGGTATGCCCTCATTAGCTGCGTGAGTAGCCCACGGATCAGCCTCTACGTGAGCAGTCTCTACCTTTTGCATATCTTGCACTGTGGGCCTGCCAAAATCGCTAGGCGTAAGCAAGCCGATAACTCTACCGTAGGCACTTGTTATGCAGTCCTCGATAAACCATTTACGCATATTTTGAGGGAGTGTCGCTACGTTACCAAAAGCGTAATCGACTGCGCTAGGTACTGCATCCTCGTACTCACGATAAGCCTCAGCTCTTACAAGGATCGTGCCCTTCTCGAGGTTTATATCCTCAATAAAGGCGATCAAGCGTCCGGATGGAAACTCAGTTCTAAATCGTTTAATCCTGCTATTAACGTCCTCGTAGTTATCTAAAAATCCCATTATAGGACCAAGCCTTTATCCTTGAGAGCTTGAGCTATAGCTCGCCCTCTGAGGTATCCCTCGCTATGGCCTTCTCGGTATCCAAGTGTATAAGCAGCTTTGATAAACGCTGCCATAATGCCCGTTACTGCAAAGACTATTAGAAAGTCTGCACTGTTCATAGATCGCCCTTTGTTAAGGCCGATTAGGCTACTACCCGAGTAGCCCTCTCGGCGTGTGTAGTATCAGTATGAGCCCAGCCTCCGACATATGGCAACTATTTAAGTAGGCGTGTCGGTTTTTATAGTTTCCCTAGGCTTAGATTTCAGCCCGTTACCAGCCAGTACGCCGCCTAGCGCACCCGTTAAGAATATGGCTAGAGTCTGTAAGAGCTGGATAAAGTCTCGATCGTTAGGAGCTTGAGCCCCTACGGGCTGAGTAACAAAGACCAGCGCATAAACGGCCCCAGCCGTAATTACAAAAAAGGTTAAGGCCAACACCGCACCTATAAGAAAGATTAGGCGAGCGTGAATATCCTCAGGCGATAGCCGTTTTTTATCCTTACTCATTTCGCTTAATAAGATCCTCAGTGCAGGTCCCCGTAACCTCACACTGCGGCTTAACGCACTGAGGCTTTTCCCAGTTCTCGTACTCTTGGCACTCATACCTTACCCATCCATCGTAACCGCACCCCGATAGGAGCAAACTCCCCAAGATTGCCCCTATCAGGGCTCGCATTACTTAGAGCCTAGGCCGTACTGCTTTTCGCTTGGCTGCATAGCTTTAAGTAGAGGACCTATTAAGCCTGCGATAAACGCATTAGCTAGTACTTTTGGATCTGTAATACCGGACATATAAAGCGCCGCGGCACTTGCTAGAGCTGCACGTGCGTAAGACTTACCGGCAGCTAGTAATTGCTCTTTCATTGGTCTACCTTTCGTGCCCTTAAGGTGTGTCTAACTATAAACCTAAAGTAGCGATTAAGGCTTTAGCCTTGACGGGTGATATTTCTACTTCCCAGTGCATTTCATCCGCTCGGCTCTTAAAGTCGCCGCCCCATTTAAGGCCGTACTTTTTAGATAGCGCCCGGATCATCGGGACTTTCTCAGCTGGAAAGGTGCCCACCTTGCCGAGTGGGTGTTTAGTCGCGTTAAGGTCGATCGCCGTACCGGATGAGTGGCAGGATAATTTATCGGTAGTGCCTCGCACCATACGAAAGGCGTAGGCCCAGTCGTCAAAGGTGCCCTCGTCGATCGGCTCGATCAGCTCGTGAAACTCAGCCGCAAAGGCCGCCAAGAGTGGGCCCACACTCTCAGCGCACCTAAGCTTGCGATCTGTACCCTTTACGGGGTAGGACTTTATTTTTATAGCATCCGGATCTTTCGAGGCCGGGTAGCCGTTGTAACTTGTCTCCATTAAAAACCAAGAGCTGCTAAATCGTCGGTAGTTAATCCTAACTTTTCTAATTTACTTAGAGCCGCTAGTTTTGCCGTTTTTTTGGCTTCCATCGCTTCGGCTTCGGCTATCGCCTCCGCTTGCATAATTGCGTGATTAGCCAATTCCTGAGCGTTCATCTCACGCACGATAGTTTCACCTGTAAGTGCATCAGTTAATGAGATCATTAGTTTTGTCATTATGAGTTCACTATTCCGTAGATTCTGAATGTACCTGTTATAGTACTTGTGGCAGTTGTCAATTTTATACCGTCAAAAGCAGTTGTTCCCACAAAACCAGCGTTGTATACGTGAGTTTCCGCATTTGCTCCCACATCTTTATGACCACGTGATTCTATGCGTTTTTGAGCAGTTGCCTGTGGAGCATATATAGTTGCGGCAACAAGACCACCATAAGTACCGCCACCGCCACCAATTTTTGCATTAGTTTGGCCTGAAGAGAGTGATGATCCAGCTGAGCCAGCCGCACCATAAAGAAGGTTTGAGTAATAAACAGCAGTTGTATCATCCACACCACCTGCACGAAATGTTACGCGGATATCGGAGCCGCCGCTTACGCCAGTCGTATAATCAAAATACAATAAATAATTTCGATATGTTGATGTAAATACGCTATCTAAAGTTACACTCGTACCAGCAGATATTGTTGCTTGACTAATATAAACTATTGCTCCACTAGATGCCGCCGCCCATTTTAAGCCGGTTGCCTCGGCTGAGTCTGCGGTTAATACGGTGCCATTAGCTCCCACGGCCAAACGTGCAAAAGTGTCTGCACCTGTCCCGGGTACTAGATCACCTTTAGCATCTATCGCCGTAGCCATAGAGTTAGTAACGGTTACGGTACCGCTCGTACCACCGCCTGAAATACCTGTACCGGCAGTAACGCCTGTAATATCGCCTGCAGCATCGGTAACCCAAACAAAATCCATATCGGTATTAGAGTTTTTAGCTAGTACTTGGCCGCTTGTGCCGCCTTTAAGATCGACAAGCGAGGCATCTATAGAGTCACCTAAAGCCTCGATGGCGGTAGCGCCGTCTTTTACGAGGTCGGTCGAGGTAGGTACGGGCCAGCTAAAATTAGGTGTAGTAGTTGCCATTAGGTTAATCCTCCAAAAGCGTTTTCCCATATAAGAGTAGCATTAACACCCGTCCAAATTAGGGAGGGTGGACTCACTGTGTCCCATTGTGGCGCGACAAGTGAGAAGTCTGTAGGGCTTAGGGTAAGCGTAAAATCTACGTATGACGGCGTAGCCTTAATAGAAAACCCCTCGACAAAGCCATTAAACGAACCATTAAACATATTGATCGGTAGGTCATTAATTACCATAGGCTGACCAAAAAAGGCATCGATAAGCTTATCTCGCTCAACGTCGGGTAGCTCTGAGTTATCGAGTCTAAAGGTAATGCTCTGTAGCTGCTCTCGAGGGATCGCCCGAAGCCCTAATTCTCGATCCATTACAACGTTCACATCGGCTATTTTGTTGAGGTTAGAGGTAACGCTACGCTGATACCGGCCATAAGTAGCGATCGAGTCAGCATCGAGGGCCGTAGTTTGGCTAGAGTAATTGTTACCATAATTAAATACTAGGGAGTTACGGATCTTGCCTATCTGTAGAATAGATTTTACGCTTGACGGCGTAGCGTAGTTAGCCGATATTGTCGTATAACCGTTAGTCGATAGGTACGCGGTACGGTGGTCGGCATCGGCGTAACACACTCTACCGGCTTTATCCTCGTATAGCTGGCCTAGTGCGCTTTGAGCGATCTGAGCGCATAGGTTATAGCTGCTCGCCGGCTCGGCTGTACGTGGGATCATCTCATAAAGGCCCGGCTGATCAATTTCGCCTAGACCTACGTTTTCAGCATCTGCCCACGTAGTCGTAGGGTCATAGTTAAACCACTGTAAAGCCGGTGCTACCTCAAACCACGAATTTATAAGGAGCTCGTTAAGGATGTCATAGATTTGGTTGCCGTCCTCATCCTTAGATAAGGCATCCGGGAAAAGAGCTTTAGTCAGCTTGGCTAGAGATCCTACGGCTAATATATTACCGATTGTTATAAAGCCGATCTCCTCCGGCGAGCGCACGGATATACCAAAATCTGACACCTCGCCGCCAAATACGGGCACATATACCCCGGCGCTATTTTTAAGTTCAAGGGTAAGGCTGTCGGTTACGTCTATATCAAAGGCCGTATTATTTATATTTACGATCTCCATACGAGCGTAGCCGGCGTTGCACTGTAAATCGATGTCATCTCGACCCGTAGCCATATTTACCGATAGGACGTTATCGTAAACGGTGGTCCCTACAATTATTTTCCACTCAGGGAGCCAAGTGCTCATACCGCATAGACTCCAGTATTACGGCCCACTGAGGTACCTCGATAGCCTGACTGATTAAATATATCCTCGACTGCTCTAGCGATAGCCTCAGGATCTCCTACCCCGGCGTTTACCGTGATCTCTACGCTTTGAGTAGGCGTACCGGTGGCAGGGTTAAAACCGTAACTAGCAAAAGGATCTGTGAGAGTAGGCATCGCAGTCGCTAGTGGAGCAAAAGGTCCCATCGAGGCCGATGGTCCTCCGGGTTTAGCCCAGCTAGGAGGTACAAAATTAGGGACTAAAGTGCCATAATCTTTAGTACCGACATTATTTAGCGCATTGTTATATTCGTGTAGAGCTTTCATACGAGCTGCATCGGCAGTAGCTTGAGCCTTGGCTACTCGATCGATCATCGAGAGCTCGCTGGACTCTAGTAATAGATTGGCGGTATTAGCCGCGCTTGATGTCTTACTAATAGAAGCTAGGCGTGCGATCTCTGTAAGTTGGATCTGTACGCGCTCGTTATATGACTCTTTAGCGGCAAGGGTGCCAGCGGCCGTTATCGCAGCGTTATACTTCTTAAAGGCCTCCTCACGTGCAAGCTCTTTATTACCCTCGGCCATTTTGCTATCGTTAATGACTTTGAGCTCTGTAAGTAGCTGAGTATTTAGAGACTGTAGCGTAGCGTTACTAATCTCCTCGACACCGGCTAAACGTTGCATATCGGCGTTTTTCTGGAATTTAGCGAGCTCGTCGATTTTCTTGAGAGCTGCCTCGCCTTTATCCTCCTCGATGAGCATAAGCGCCTCAAGGCGTAGTTTAGTCTCTTTGTCGTAGGTAGCTCTAAGAGCTGCAGCTATAGAGATCCGGGTGCTATCAAAAACGGCTGAGGCTTTATTTAGGGCTAGCTTTGCCTTATCTAATTTGGCTGCCTTTGCTGCTAGCGCTGCTCTTTCTCTTTCTCTTTTTAATCTTTCTTTTTCTATAGCATCACGCTTGGCGATATTAGGATCTACTGCCCTTGGTCCGAGAGCAGAGCTAGGGTAGCCGCCCATACGTACGACGTTTCTTTGTGCTATCCGTTCCTCAAATCCAAAAAGGCGATCCATAAAATCAGTAATATCTTTAGAAAAATTGTCTACGGCGCCATAACTTTCGCTGGCAACATTTCCTATCGCTCTAGCTAGTTTTGCTAATTCTGTAATTACGTTCGAGGTATTTGTAGCAAGTGTTGCCATAGATTCGGCTAAATCCTCGGTGGTAGTATCACCAGCCAAAATCATAAAAGCATCGACTAACCCTCCACCTATAATCTCTTGAGCGTTATCGGCGGATTCACCGAGTACGCGCATCTTGCCCTCGTAGGTTTCTAGCTCATTTCCGGCAGCACCCTTAAAGGTTTTAGTAAGTAGAGCTAGGCCACTCTCAAAATCGAGAGTCTTTAACTCGGCTTGGGTTAGTCCTAAGTTATATTTTCTAAGGCCTTTAGTATTACCCACGTATAAAGCGGCTAAATCCTGATTTACCGTGACTAAATTTTCACCCGATCCGGCGGCAATATCTAGGCTGGCATTAAGTAGCTCGTTAGATTTTGTAGCTGATCCCGTAGCGGTGATAAGTTTTTGATATGCCTCGCGTAGTACCTCGCCTTGATAGCCAAACTTGGCCGAGATTTGATCTAGGTTTGCCTCAATAAAGGGAGTCTCAAAAGCCTGTCCTAAATTCTTTACTACACCGGCTAAACGCTTAGCTGACTTTTCATTATCTGCAAAAGCCTTAACCGAGTTTTTACCAAATTTAACTGTGGCGGCCGCTAATGCAGCTAGACCGAGAGCTCCAAACGCTTTTTTAGCGCTTTTAGCAAAAGTCCCTATTTGTTTTTCGCCATTTTTAAGAGCTTTACCGTCAAAGGTAGTTACGGCGCTTACGACTAAACTAGGTAGGGTAGCCATTATGCCGCCTTTGTGTATCGGCCTTGGTTAAAGGCAGCAATCGTTTTTTCAATTGCACGGATTACCGCTGTCTGAGCTTTACCCTGATCCTCGTGCCAAGCTCTAAAGATCATACGGCCGCGCTCCTCGCGCTTATTGCCATAGAGAGGACCCATACGGCTTACAAAGTGCTCGCCGGCTCCTGGGTTATTTGATCGATAGCCCTTACGGGATGTGCTCTCAGCTCGCCCGGCTGTCTCATAGATAGATCCGGCAGCCGATTTGTTACCTACAAAGTACAGAGCCCTCCAGCCGTTGCGATTCTTTTGACCGCCGGACTGTGAGTAGTAGATCCCCTTTTTTACCGTAGCGTGATCGTAAAGCGGAAAGAGCCTTACGCGGCCCTCAGTGTTAAAGTTTCTAAAAGCTGAGTTACGAGAGGTGATCTTTTGTCCTACGGTATTTTCGTTCCAGCCGTAAAGGTTATCCGGTTGAGGCGATGGAGCATATCCTCGAGCCTTATCGCGTAACGGCATCATCACGCCCTTAATCTCGGCGTTCATCTCTTTAAGTAGCTCAGGATCAAATTTACGGATGGCTTTAATGGTTTGCTTAACGCCTTTTACTTCTAGCGGCATATTGCTCGGCCTCCTTAGCTTGATCGTTTAACACTTGTATTAACATCTTGTACATATCTACATCGAGATCGAGCACCGATTGAGGCGAGATCCCTAACCGTATAGATAGCTGGGCTACCTGATAGGTTAGGGAGTCTCGCCCTAATCTAAAGGTTCGTCGTCGAGTACTTCCA